AGTAACGGGAATACCGCTGCCAGTATCGACTCCGCCCATTGCAATCGGCAATTGCACAAGATAATAATTTGATGAAACAAATTTTATAAGAAATACATTATTGTCGCTATCACATAATGCTTTATTCGATTGTACTGCATCATAAACAAAAACATGGCCATTGGAACCATAGCAGGCATATTGACCAAAAATGGTAAATGCGTAATGAAGTGAATTAAGACTTGTAGATATTGAAGCTACAGAACCATTGTCCAATAATTTTTTAATACTGACAATATTCCCATTAATTGTACGAATCCAGGTAGGTTCAGTAGGAGATGATTTTCTTACTACATAATTACTAAAACCATCATTATCAAATTGATTACCAGCGGATGCAAAAATTGCTGTCCACGAAGTATCTTTAGCAACTGTTGTTACTTGCACCAAATTATCAGAAAAAACAACATCCTTGACTATCTCTACTTTTATTTGTGCGCCCAAAAGACTATTGTTATAATCTTCCAAAGGCAGGTCATTAAAAACTATATAAGCAAGGCCACGATAAGCAGGTGTATTGGCTATTCCCTTATCAGCCTGAATGCTGGGATCGGGCAATTGCGTTTCCGTACCGGAATACAATTTAAAACCGTTGGCTACCTCATTGCTGGTAAACACAGATTCAATATCGGTTGCTCCAGCATCATACCGAAGATCGGAGCCAATCCAGATTCGTTTGATCCCGCCAATTGGACCTTCACACAATCCGACGGCAAAGGTTGCAAAATAGGTATAGGTAGTTGTTTTTTGCTTGGGGGTGCCCATGCCGCCTTTGCCGCCACCACTTGCTTCATCCTCTACTTCTGTAATTTTGTCGTTTTGTAGCCAGAATATATTGCCATATTGGGCAATAACGCCGTAATTCCTCGGTATGATCGCGCCATAGGTTGACGTCTGAACGGAAAGGTCACCAAGCCGGGGGCCTTTTAATTCGGGCGTTTTGGGTGGGTCAAGTGCGCCGCCGATAGCGCCGCCGATTGCCATGCCCAATGTAGCGCCTAACGCAACATTACCGCCGGCAAAAAAACCGATTATCCCACCGACGACACCGCCGGCAATAGTGCCTATACTGCTGCCGCTCATGGTTCGACCTCGCTCACTACAGGCGCGCCCTTAAATCGGTAAATCCGCATAATTCGAGACTTCCATTTTGTATCCAGACGATGTTCCACTACGCGGCCTATGCCCTCATAACTGTGTATCAGGGTTTCGCCAGTGTAGATGCCTACATGTTGCGGATCGCCGGTAAAGCGCATCATTAAAATATCGCCCGCCTGCATTTCATGTACGCGATATAGCCATTCCTGGGTATCAGCGGCCAGTTCAAGCAGGCCATTGGAAGGCGTGCGAGAATAGCCAGGTGTTTCCACTGGTTCAAAGCCTAGCCGTTTGGCCACGTGTGCAATTACGCCGGCACAATCAAGACCAAGCCCTAACAGCCTGCCCTGGTGCAGGTAGGGCGTACCCAGGCATTCGCGGGCATAGGCAATAATAGTGTCGGTTTTTATCTGCATAGCCAGGCTTATATTTTTTTGAAAGGATTTACGGGTAGAGACGCGATTAATCGCGTCTCTACTAACGGATGTATGTTGATTGGGTAGGGATAAAGCTGAAACCGCCAAAATTGATCACGTTATTCCATTTATCACGGCAATCCGCAAGCCGCTTTCTGCAACCGGGTATCATGCTGTAAGCATCGCCAATGGCTACCGGGTAATAAAACGCTTCATGGGTCAAAATTGACCCACCGGCTGTATGCGCTTTTATTTCCTGCGGTTTAAGGCCGGCATTCGCGCCAGTGGTAAAGGCAATGGTTCCTTCGGCAAAATAATCCACAGCTTCGGCCCTGGTTGAATCGGCAAATTGTGAGGCGCTGGTTACGCTGGTCAGTGTTCCGGTTACAGTAAGCGGGCCCAAAGCCACCTTGCAACCTGCATATTCCTGCCCGCCAAATTCTTTGGGGCAGGAGGGCGTATAGGTTTTTCCGACTGACTGATTGAGCGCGTCAACCATCATCATCAATTCGGCGCTATAGCGCTTGTCTTTGAGTGTAATTTTACCCATGAAGGCAACGCCGAGCGGCTCTTCATCGACGACGGGACTGCGCCAGGTAGTAGCAAACAGATAAACACGGGCGTTATCGAAAACGCCTGAAACAATCTGATCATAGCCGATACCGGCAATATCGGCGATCCCGGACAAATCAATTACACCAGGCGCCATATTACCCTCAGCGGCAAGGCCGGTGAATTCATAGCCGGAATCGGTTTTGTAGGTGTTCGCGCCAATGACTATATCGCGCGGGTGATCTGTCAGGTAAATTATTGATCCCCAAAGAGGAACAATTCTTAAACAATGGATTTTGTATTTGGGATCGGCAACGGCGGGCTTCATATATTGGGCTTATTTTATTAGACAGGATTAACTGGATTTACATGCCTATGTAGAGACGCGATTAATCGCGTCTCTACCCGTAAATCCTGTTAATCCTGTCTAAATTATGGGTTCAAAAGTTCGATGATTTCAATTTGCGAGGATTCGCGGATACCGGGAGCCAAAGAAGTGACATCGATACGGCTGTTAAACCGACATGCAATATCGAACTCACAGCCACCATAAACAATTTCGCCTGTTTGCGGCGTGGTGTTGACGTTACCGCCGCTGGTATACGCTGTAAATGTAGTGCTGTTGATTGCCACGGTGATCGTAGTTGCAGCGGTTGTGGTGATGAACGCACGCAGGCCGTTGATTTGCGTCATGCCTGATACCCCTGAAATATACACGGAATCATTGGTGTTATAGCCGTGCGCTGCACCAACGGTAATGACTGCACTGGCAGCTTGCGTGATGGCAGTAATAGCTTTGGTGAGGTTGGTAAATGTAACACGGCCGGTGGTAGTCGATACGCTGAAACGGGTGACTTGTTCGGCCGCTCCGATGGCTATTTTGGTAGTCCCGGCAACCGGTTTGAATATTGTGCGGACAGGCTTGCCAATACTGATTGGCGTGCCGGCGCCGCCATAGGCAACCTGTAATTGATAAATGCCCGCCGAAACCAGCGCTAATGTTTGATCTACAGCCGTGGGCGTGCCTGTGCGGTTGTTGGTGGTGTAGTCATCCAGAGCTTTGACCCTAAACCCGGCAAACATACCGTAGGATCGGTGGTAAAGCGAAAGTATCTGATCCCATAAATCAGCGGTGAATTGAGTGTAAAACACAGTGTAAATTCGGACCGGATACGGATGCACCAGGCGGCGGTATTCGCTGCCGTTAGCGGTTTGGGTGATCTCAACGTTGTATTCATCAGAATAACTTGCGCCGGCACGTACGCCGATTGGTAATCTCTCTTCCAGGAATTCGGCCATAAATTTGCTACCAGATTATATTAAGAGATTTTTTTTTGACAGTATAAAGACGCGATTAATCGCGTCTCTACCCTGTTTATTTTTTTAATGTCAGACCTAACCATATCGACCCGCGCCGTTGATTAACCCTAACGCCTCGCGTGCTCCCTGGCCGGCTGCTCTGCGGACGTCCGGCGCTGAGCCGCCATTGACGTTAACAATAATCGTATGGCCTTGTCCGCCCCGTGTTTTTATGCCGAGCTTGCCATCCGAGCCTCGGGCTAACGGCATGATGGCTTCGGGGCCTGCTTCACCCATTAAGCCCGTGCGCCCGCCGGCCAGTGGGAAGGTGTGCGGGCTTGTTACTACGCCACCACCGGCAAAGGCAACTATATTGCCGTGGTTGAAGGCGTGGCCTTTGGCGGCAAAGGCGCTGAACAGCGACGCGGCGCCACTGACCAGAGAATCAAGGCCACCGCCCCCGCCGGATTTTTTGGACATTAACGAATCGAATATGGCGGCGGAGGCTGCTTCTGCGGCCATTTTGCGCAAGGCGGTGGTGAAATTATCCAACAAACCGCCCATATCGGTATTAAAAGGATCAAACAGGAAATTGGCAAAACTATCCTGCATGTTGCGCGCGGCCTGAATTGAAAACTGGGTAAGCGCATCAGTACCCTCCTTGGCCGGGGTTATAAATTCATCATTCCAGGCCTTGCCCAATTTGTCGAATTCGACTTTTGCCTGGTCGGAGGTAATTGTACCCAGTTTTAATTGATCCTGGGTTTTAGCCAGCGCATCACCAAAGCCGCTTTGAATGTCCCCGGAGCGGATCAATTCATCATTGCTTTGACGCAAATCATAATAATCATTGGCGGATTCCACTAATGCCGCCCATTGTTTTTCCTGAGTTTCCAGCGCGTCTTTTTCCTTGGCCAGTCCCAACAGGTTTTCCTGTTGCAATGGCCCCAGGCCTTTTAATGAGCCGCTGATGATCTCATATTCAACCTGGGCCACTTCGGTGTTTTTATCGCGTAAATCGATTTCTTTTTGCAGACTGGCCAGCATCGACTCGTAGGATTTTTGCAGTTGATCGACTTCGGTTTTGGCTTGGCTTGTTCTTGCCAATCCTGTCGCTCTTGCCGGTTTGCTGCCCCCGCCGATAAAATCAGAAACATCTTTTTTCGATGGTCCCGAGGGCAATTTAATCGATACAGAAGGATTAAGGCTTTCCTTGAGTTGCCCGGCCAGTTTTTCCTGTTGTTTGTATAGACTATCAAGCCGGTTTTTTTCCAGCGTGATGTCATTGCCTGCCAGGTCATCAATCAGCCCACCGATAAGCCCG